GTAATACGGTAAGTTTATTGTTAGAAATAGCAGTAACTTTTACTACTTCTTTGCCAACCGTTAGATAATCATTTATTGAAATTCCTAAAGAATCTTTGACATACAGAGAAGTTGATCCAGAAGCAAATCCAACATGATCTACATATAGGATTAATCTTGAACTTCCTGCAGTTGCTGTTTGAGATCTGGTGAGAGATTCATCTCCAACACTCAAATAATCTGATTTTTTATATCCAGTTCCACCATCTTGTAGGACAACAGAAGAAATTACCCCAGCAGAAGATACTGTTATATTTGCTTTTGCTCCAGTCCCAGATCCACCAGTGAGAGGAATATTTGTATATGTTCCTGGTGTATAGAAAGCACCACCGTTCAAAATTTGAAATCTACCAATTCCAGTATAATCGATGCTTGAATTATATGTTGGGGCAACAAATTTTACTTTCTGATATAATCTTTTTCTCAAATAGTATGTTTTTGTTTTAGTTGCATCATTTGGAAAAATATCAACTACAACTTCGTCATCAATTCCCAAACCATGATTAGAATTTGTTTCTATCAACGCAACATTCTGATTGACATCAAAGGGAATTAATCCATCACTCAGAGATGTCAAACTAACAATTCTTGATCCAGATGTATTGAATAAATTGCTTGACTGTAGGAAATAATCATCATCAACTGCCCATGTTCCAGTTAAAACTTTAATCTTCACAACATTTTGCTTTGAAGTTGTTTCTAGAACTTCTGCCGTAGCTATTGGTGGATTAATTCCATCTGTTAAAGATAAAATTGCACCAGCAGTATATGAACTGTCTTGATCAACTAAAACAGAAAATGTTTTTATGGCTGCAGAGAAAGTTCCTGTACTATTGAATGTTCCAACTACATTTTTCAATACAACAACATTATCACTCACAACATTTCCTACAATCTCACCATATGCTCCAGATGCTGGTTGACTTAAAGTATCGTTAGCAAACAGATATGCATTTTGAATGATTGTGAGTTGAACTACTTTATTTTCCTTACTTTGTAAATAATTTACTTGCTTACCTTTTACAGAAGAAACTATTGCCTCTGCTTCTTGTCCTCCAGTTCCATTATTATTGAAATATACTTTTGAATTTACAGAAAAATTATCAGAAGAATTTAGAACAGAGATTGAATCAATAAATCCAGACTTTACATCTGCAATTCTAGCAATTACTCCTTCTCCATTCTTTGGCATACCAGGAATAAAAAGTCTCTTTGAATTCTTTGGTATATCGTTCTGATTTATATTTGAGTTGTAATTACTATCAACTGGAAGAGAATAGAAATTTTCTCCAATAAAATATGGGAATTGTGGAACTTGATTGCTATTAATAGTTAAGAAATATGCGTATGTTCCTTCTGGATAATCTGGAGTGACACAAAATCTTCCATTATTTTGATCTAGAGTTCCACTCTTGTGAACATATCTATAATCATTAACAAAAGTTCCAGGTGGATATTGTGTGAGTGAAGGACCACCAGGACGAGCATTATTCAACGAATAACTGGATGTCATTCTAACAATCGTTGATTGTGGATCCAGTGGATTTTGATAACCAAATGGACCATAAATTGGATTGCCATCATATGCAAATCCAATGATAGGTGAATGGACTTTTGTTGCTGGTTCTGATTCTGTATTGTCTAAATTATCACCTAATGCTATTCTAAGTGCCTTTGGGTTGCCAACATGACCGTAACCATACTCCAATACATTGTTGAAGTTTTGGAAAACATAACCATATTCGGTATCTAACTTATTCGTTAGTTTTGTAAACCTATTTTTATTCCACTCCTTGAGGTATGGAGTTCCAGATGCACCTTGACCAACTGGAATGATGTCAACAATTACTGTTTCTTGATTATAGAAATTGCCCTCGTTGTTCTTTACAAATCCAGTAATAATTCCTGCGGTATTTACTACAGCAGTATAATCAGCAAACCTTCCTCTTCCAGCATTATCTCTAATTCTTACAATTGGTGGTGAAGAATAAAACTCACCAGGATTGTCAATAATTAAACTGGTGACCTTTCCCTTTGTCACCACGGCTCTTACAACAGCTCCTCTTCCCGAAGTAATTGTAACTTCAGGTGTTCTTGGAAAAACTGTATTTGTATCGACAATAATTCTTTCAACTACTTGACCAGATAGAACAGATCTTGCCTGATTGGGAACACCATCAAGAAGAACAAACGGAGGTTTTGCATATCCAGTTCCCTGAGTGTCAACTTCAATTTTTTCTAATAAACCAAAACGAATACTTTCCTCATCTTTATATCCAAAAATAGGAACACCATTTAACAAGATACCAACATCTCTTTTGGACGTTGAATAAATTTCTGTTGTTCTGGTTGCGGTTTTTCTGATAAGTCTCAGAATTTTTTGATCAAGCAAGGTGTTATCAACTGTTGATCCATCTAAAATTTTGTAAGATGGATAACTAGAGCTATTGATGTAGTAATACTGATCATCTTCAAAAATAGCACTTACATCAGTAGTAATTCCATTCAATGCAGTGTTGATTGATGGAATTGTGGGAACTAGTGGAGATTGACCTTGATTTAAAACCCATCTAGGTTGATTAGTTCCAGTAATTACAATTTTTGGATCTACAGTTTTAAATCCTGGATCAGAAATTTGAATTTCATCACCAAAATATGAGTGTGGTTGTGGATTTTGTGGAGATAGATTGTATACAACACCAAGAGTGAGTAATTTTACTCCAGAACCTTGAAGGATAACTGGTTTATAAACAGAAGCACCAGCCTGATGTAATACTGGAGATGTCCCTCTCTTTGAGATAATAAATTGAGTTACATTTTTATCACCAAAGGAAATGACTTCTTCATCAATTAAGATCTCGCCAGATAAATCCCATCCAATAGTAGAAAAAACATCTACTCTTTTTCCGATGCCTTGATTTGCTTGTAAATCTTTCTCTAGGCGCGTTTTTGTTGAAATTGCAAAAGATCCGTTTACAGTCTCTGGTGCGACAACAATATTCCAAATTTGTTCGTTATCAGATGTTCCCTCAGCAAAAACATTATCAACAATTGCTGAAGCATAACCATATTCTGTAGTAGCAGATTGTACAATCTGCTTTCCTATAAGACTTTTTGGATCACCCGATACAATTTTTGCCTTGATGGCATAAACATTTACCCAATCAGATTCTGATGACTTATATACAAAATCTCTTGGATTGTAAACATCAGGTTTGTTTGTTGTATCCTGAGTAACAATAGTATTGAAAATAAATTTTATAGAGCTATCTGTTCCCTTTGCTTTATAAAATTTTTGAATATTTTTGATAAGAGTTCTCTTATCTACCTCACCCCTTAGATATTTCTCTGGGAAGGATCCTAAGTACTGCGATTCAAAGTTCTTGACGATCGCATACAAAAATAGATTGCTAACATTAAGAACTAAATCTCCAGAACTATGAGCAGCAGCAGATGTGCTAGTAAATACAGATTTTTCGTATAAATCTCCTAGAGCAACGTTTCCACTTACTCCACGAAAGCAATCTGCTAATACGTTGCCATTTCTTTCGGCATAGAAGATGATTTCATCTCCTATCTGAATATACCCATTCTTTTCTGGAAATCCAGAAGCATCCTCTAATGTTATGGAAGATGCTGTATCACTAATAGATGATACTAGTATAGTATTTTGTCTGAGTAATGACTTCTCATAGTAATCAATATCTAGATACTTTTGAAGATTACTAAGAATGTCAAGAGGACCCCCTTGAACTTCCTGAGATTCATAATATTTCTCTACAAACTTACCAAAAAGTTCATATTCCGTAGAAATGAACTCTGGAAGTTGGGACTCAATTAGAGTAGAAATTCTTTTGGTCTTAACTGCCATCTACTTACTCTTTGTATGCACTAAAGGATGAATTAGCAATATCAACATCAAGGTATACCTCTCGGAATGCCTGGACATCATTATAAAGTGGTTTTACTCTAACTGAAATTCTATTATCAAAATAACTACCTTTGATGATAGTTAAATTATACATTTTTAATTCACCATTTTCATAATCAATTGTTCCAACTTCCTTGTCTAGAACGACCTTTTCACCAGTTATAGCATCTAGTCTATATAGGACAATTAGACCATCCCTATCTTCAAGATAGACATCAAAATTTGGATATTCGGTTACTCTAAATCCAGTAGTAGACAGAACTGGACCCTCACAATCTTTATCAAAAGCATTCTGATAACAGATCTCATAATAGAAAGTAGAATTCAGTTGAGGATAAAAATCCTTCCTCATCGTAACAGTTGTAATATTTGAATTGATTGATTTGTCTGCTTCATCAATTACGCCAACAATCTTACTATATCTAAACTTACCATTAAACTTTTCAATATCAGATAGTTCAATATAACTTTGCAATGCATTGATTACTTTGTCTCTTATTTGCGCTGGTGTGTCTGCAGTGATAGAAGAATTGTAGTAAATCTTGCTTGCCAATTCTACAAAGATAATTGATGGATCAACAATTACTGGTTCAACGGAAGCAACTACATATTTCTTCAGTTCTTTGATAATTTCTTTTTTTGTAATAGATGTTAGATAAGATGCATCGTTTGGTTTCAATACAATAAAGACTTTTCCATATTGTGGTGGAACTTGATCCTCTCCTCCAAATATGATTACATCACTTGTGGCTGGATAAACGTTACGAACAATGCTTTCATAGTCTTGTGAAGTTACAGCGCGATTTTGTGTTCCATAAGATTTTGGAGCATTGAATTTAATTTTCTTTGTTGATTCAATTTCTTCTCCACCAGAAGATGCAATTGTTGAATTTATAACAACTGATCCTTGAGGACTAGCACCTTCTGGATTTTCTAAAATTCCAGAAAATACAAAAGTTCTAACACCATTTGATGCAGATCCTGATGTGACAATGTAAGAAACTTCGATTACAGCTGCATTTGGAAGTTTCTGACCTAAAACACCATCACCAAAAATTAATTCATATCTTTCGTCTTCAATTTCATTCAGAAAAAATACCTTTGAAGTAGAATCAACACCAAGAATATTATCAGATACAAGATATGGTTCAGAAAATCCAGAACCAGTTGGATAAACTTTTACTTTGATTGTATTTGTATCTACATTTGGGTTGTCAAGTATAAATCTTTGTGACTGTAAAGAAGTATTGACTGTAAATGTATTTGTAAGTAATGTACCTTCTTTTAGTAGTACATCAGTGAAAATAGCACTATTATTACTTATCTGAGCCTTCGCATCTTCTAAAACCACATATTTGTATGTGACATTATCATAAGAAGAAACAAAACCAGTTCCCTTCTTGAGAACTAACTGAGTGTCAGTAGTTGTATTTGTATAATTGAACGTAAATGAAATATATGCAGTTGGGGACGTTGCGCTCTTGGGTCTGTAACCTAATTGCTTCGCAATCGCCACCACGTTGTCCCTCAAGGTGGCAGAATCAATGAATAGTTCATTGACTACCATATTGGTGTTAAACGCCGTATAGTAGGTGTTATAGGCAAGTACATCAAGTAAGTTCGATAATGCCGAACCCTCAAAATCATAATCAGTAAAATCCGATTGAGCTCTGAGATACTCTTTCAGAGCAATTTTGATTTCATTAAAATCTAAATTAGCAAGTTGAGTGTAAGGCATTATCGAGTACGCTCTAGAAAGATTTGTACACTTACTGGTCTATCTTCTCTTCCACGTATTGTATATGATAATTCAACCGAATATGAATTATTGTCAAAATCTGGAATTACTCTAATTTCACTAACAATTATTCTAGGTTCATATTTTTCTAAAACCTCAATCACTGTTGATCTAATAATACCAGCAGTACCATAATCTAATGGTTCAAATAATGTTTTGTAAATTTCGGATCCAACATTTGGTTGAAATAATTTTTCGCCCTTATTCGTAAGAAGCAAGTTCACAATCGCCTGTGAAATGGCTGCATTATCTTTTACCGTGACAAGATCATCGGTAACTGGATGCTTCTTAAAAGTAACGCTCAAATCTTTGAACGTCTGAAATTCGGGCATTTAGACACAGCAAGGCTGCTATTATTTATTCACTCGTGCCAACGCTCTACAAAATCATCAAACCCACCAGCACCGCCACATGGACGCTCATAACGATCTTCTGGAATTGGATATAACTCTTCTTTTGCTTTCATCTTCTTATGTGCCTTAAGGTACTTCTCACTATCAGTTTCGGTGATTAGGGTCATACCTTCTTCAATAAATTCTTTACTTTTATCGACTGGAAATAGTCCCATTGTTTTTCTCCTAGAGTGGAAAGGTGAAATAGAACTTTTTACGGGGTTTCTATCCCGCAAATTTTTTCGGCGCTTAGGTTCCATAAAAAATCTCTCACAAGATGATTAGTCTCGGAGAGATGTGCGGTTATTTCTTTTTTCTCTTATTGGATGCATTCGTCTTTGCAGTACTTTTGTGCTGCTTTGAACGTTTATCAATGGCAGATTTACCATTTTTATGGATCCATGGATTTTTCATCAGCTGCCCTGACCGCGATAACGCTTCTTACGTCCATTGCGAGAACTTGCACCTAAATGCGTATTCTTTGAACGACCTTGACGGGTCCTCTTCGGCGCTCCCTCTTTATAGTTTGTTTTTACTAGTCCGACTTTTGATTTTGCTGCCATAGGTTATAACGGATTGGTTCCAATAATTATTTTAGGATAACTTGTAGGTTCTGTCAATACTCTAAGATTTGGTACGCCTGGGACACCATTGATAGCATCTCCACCAACGACCACCAACTGCCCCTCAAAGTACACTGAGAGGTTTTTGGTGGGTACGATAGGTCCTCTGACACAAGGCGGTCCCTGGGGCGTTGCAGGCACCTCTGGATAAGGATCTTCTGCTACTGCACTCACAGATGTATCGCAAATTATCGCATTCTGATAAGAAGCTTCTTCGCCAGATGATGCAACGTTTATTTTAATCTTTTCACATTCCTTCACAGGTCCGCCAATCGGTGTTGCAACCCAGTATGGGGGAACTGTTGGCAGTGCTGTGTAAGATGTTGTGTCGATCGTTTCTGGACCTGCGATGTTTCCGATTGGCATCAGATTGCTCGTGCGACGTTAATTAAATCTTTCTTAATTCCTTCCACATTATTATGTAGATAATCTAACGTGTCTGAGAGACTTTCGTAGTTACTCGACTGTGGACGACGATACATCAACGTAGGGCGCTCTAACTGCGATATCCGTTGGTCCAGGTTCTGCAATCTCTCGGACAGCACTAGGAGGGCGCTCTCCAACTTCTGCAGCTGCTCTTGTGACTTTTCCATCATTCTGATCTCCTCGTAGGAATGCTTCAGCTGCACGACTTTCAAACTCGTCACAGAAGGCATCAAA